GGTGTTGTCCGAAGTCCATTGGGCTGCGGTTTTTCCTAAAAGTTGTATTGAGCCTAAAAGTGCTGCCATTACGGATTATTAACTATTGAGTTTGAATAAGGAGAACCGGTATCGTCTATTCCGGAGAATACCAAAACTGTGTAAGTTCCACCGGGAGGAACTACTGCAATAACATTGTTGTCTTGGTCATAAATTGTTACAGGAAGCCCAATAGGAGGACTTGGAGGAACAAAGACACTCATTGGCACGGAGCAGAAGTCGAAATCGTATGTAGTTGCTAAATTAATGTTCGCAACAACACCTCCGTACTTGGAGCCGTGAAGTTCGTCATACATAAACTCGATAGAGATACTATCCTTGTCTAATGTAAACAAATCATCATCAAACTTATCCAAGAAAGCAACGAAGTCCAATGCGATTAACTCGCAATCGGAAATGACATCTGTCTGATTCTCGTTTCCGGTTGTAAGGACATCCATAAACAATACAGACAACCCGTATGAATATGTTCCCGTACTTACGGATGAATTGGGAATAGACACTCCCATAAACACCCCATCGGTGAATTTTGCTAAGTCATAAGAAAAAGTATCGCCCCCAACAAATGTATTAATCTGCTTGTGGTTTGTGGCGAACTGCTCGAACAAACTTAACAACTTTTTGTATGTCAATGTCAATGCCATTCCTATCCCAATATTCTTTTAACTTCTTTTCGTTATTTTTATTTACTGATCCTTTTTTTTTCATCTGCATTTATCTCCGTAATCTATCGGGAAACCCTTTGGTAACTTACGGCTTCCTCCAAAGTATATACCGGTTCGGTATGCGTTTTTCTTAGGTTGTTTAATGTCAAACCCATCCCCCGGGTTGTCATATAAAGGATAATCAAGAGCATTCTCACACAAAAACATAACACAACGGTTTGCGTAAAACTCCCCCTTGTAATAAAATGACCTTTGCATTTGGTGAACCTCTTTTGAGGTAGAAGGAACTCCGGTATTGGAATCCTTGCTAAGTACAGCTTGATTGGTTATCTTCCATTGAATCCCTTGTAGGCTCTCTGCTTGAACATACCACAATAAGAATGGTATAACATACCCTGTCAATAATAATTCATTCTCGGTGCTTAAAGTAGCGTTCTCAGCCTCGTCAAGAATTTCTCTATACAAGCCCGTACCCAAGATGTCTTGGACATACAATTCTTGACAAAAATCAATATAAGGAGCAACATAGCCTTCATCTACATTTTGCTCCAACAATCCGTGTTGTTTAACGAAATCCGGTGTGATTAATCTCCAAGCCATTATTCTGATATTATTACTGCTTCCCAAATGTGACGGCAGAACGGAACCGCAAATTGCTCTCCCGGTTTCTTATACCACCCTCCACGGCTATTCCAAACATCCATATCAGGGGCGATGTCACTTAACTTCATATCGTTTTTTTCTCTGTTGATTTCCGCTCTTGTCCAAAGGCGATTCAACTTCAAAATTCTCTCACAAAACTTTCTGCTATGCCCACTTTTTGTTGTTGTTGGCATATCATCCCTAAGAGCATATCTGTATTTAACGTGTAGGGTCATTTTAAGGGCTGTTTTAGCCGCTATCTTTCTTCCCGTGTCAGTTAGGGTATAGTTGTCCTCATTTCTTCCCATAAAGTTCAAGGAAATAAGTAGAGCAGCAGATTTGGCAACCTCCGACAAGTCCATCTTTAATGCTTCAGAAATTGCAGTCAAGGAAATCCCCGGGCTATTAAACAACATCGCCAATACTCCGAAATCTCTTTGGGTTGGCTCTACCGGTTCTCCATCCTCTGCAAATACAACAGGGTATTTAGCAAGGTAGTCCCCATTATCTTCTACTCCCGTCTTTTCGAATAAAGAGAAAAGCATTTCCTCTTCCGGCATAGACATATTACTGAATGTTTCACCGGGAGTGTCCATTAAAGCCGGGGCCACAATCTCTTTCTCAGGGTCGATGTCAATACCCATTTTCTCCCTTAGAATAGTTCTCATTTCAATTCTATCAAGGTTGGTAGCGAGAGAAGATTCCGTTAATGGGATGAATTTCCCAACCGGGAACAATTCCTCAATGTAGAGAGTTTCTTTATGCCCGTTAAAAGAAGCCAAGCGATTAAAGAACATCTCTAATGTTTGTTGCCTGTTTCTTGCATAGGTGGATTTAAACAATTCATAAGCAGTCCCGAGTTCATCTCTGCCTCCTAACTGACCCTCGCTTTTCAATCCGAATAACATAGGGGAGGTGATACGATGTCCCGTAAAGATTGATTGTGTTACATCAATCCTTAACTGCTCAAATCTCTTATCAAGTTCTGCGTGTCTTAAAGGCTCTACTTTTGCAGCCTCATCAGCAGAGTTTGCAAAGTTGATTAATATCCCGTTTGCATTTGAACTCCCGGAAGTCTTTTCCTTAATCTTTTGCTCAATTTTTGCTTTTGCTTCCTCATCCTCGGGGTCACCTTGGAAAAAGGTAATCATTACCCCTGCCCAAAACCCGTTCTTAATATCAGATAAGTGGAAATTTGCAATCTCTATACTGGTTTCAATGTCCATTATAGAGCCAATATAAGTAGGCAACGGATACCAACGATTTCCGGGGTAGTGTTGCTTGTAATAAATTAAACCCTTTGTTTGCTTTTTATTGCTTGGGTCAAAGGCTTGAATATGCGTTACTTTAGGGTTGAAGTTGGTTCCTCCCCACTCAGATTCCCAATCATTACTGATAAAATACCCCGTTCCTCCATCTGACCTTACGGTTGAAAAATCAACGTGGTAATAGTTAAACTTACCCCCGGTAGTTCTCACCGCTTCAACGGCAAGTCCGTTATTAATCTCGAAATCCAATGCAACCTTATCAAGCATTTCATTGGCAGATTCAAAAGGGTTTATAGATTTAAGAAAAGATTGGATTCCAAGATTTCTTTTAACAGGGTCGGAGATAAGTCCATTACCCTTTATGTATGTAACCTTCCCGTTAATCAAAGCATTGTGAACAGAAGATTGTGAATACAACTGCAATAAGTATTGAGGGTACAAGTTATCTGCCCCGAAGTAAATCCACTTCTTGCCCATTACCTCCTTCATTTGAGGAATAGCATATTCAGCCATCTGAACAAGCCTTAAATCATTAGTGTTTTTGGTGTTACTTTTTTGCTCCATAATTTTTCAAGTAAGAGTATGATCCGGTTGTGGTAGGCACTTCTGCGGTTAGTCTAACTATACCTTCTTCTAATACCGGGTCGGAACTTGTATATGTAGGTGTTTGGTCTAACTTTTGAATAACTTTATAGTAATAATCTCCAACAGGAGCATAGAAATCTTTATTCTCCCCCTCGGTAATAACAAACTCGTTATAACGATTAGGGAACGGGCTGATGTCAGTTGAGAAGAATAAAAACTCCTTGTTTCCAACCGTTTTAGAAGAAAGAACAAAAAGATAATAAACGGACTGAGAAACAGTTATGGCATCTGTTACCGTACACACAACATTCTCTGCCGAGTTCTTCTTTAAAATCAACATATCCTTATAGTATCTCCATAACCTGATTTTTGTAAAATGAAAAAGGGGCCGAAGCCCCCTAATACACCACAAAATGAAAAAACACTATTGTATGAAAGCTGAGAATGCAGCGAAATCAATCTTGTTTGCCAAGACCGGCTCTTCTCCTACTAAATTGACAGTATAACCGTTCCTATCGCCTTGTGCGGTTCCGGTAGCTACCTCTGCCGTGCCAACGGTCATAAGGTTCTCCGGAGCATAAAGCTTATAGTTACCATTTCTATCTTTACCGATAACCATTACCCCTGCATGGGATAACAACATTATCTCATTCCTTCTGGCCTGAGATTGACCATTCAACACATAAGTTGCTGCCAAGGCTACAAATGAACTTCCATTCTCACGGCTATTAGTGATTGTTTCGGTTACAAAAGCAGTATTCTTTTCAGCCTCATATCTGTAAAAAGCTAAACCGGTTCCTGACAAGGCAGTAATATCGCCCGTTGGGTTTTGGGTTTGAACAAAGTCGGTGGGTTTATTCGCTAAGAAAAATTCGACAATCCCACCGATTCCGTCACGGCAGTCAATCGAAAAACCTGATGTTAAAGCACAACTCATTGTTTTTCAGATTAAAGGGTTAAACTAATTTAAATTGAACTATCTCGGAAGGTCTTGCAACTTGCACACCTCTTTTGAAACGAACTCTATACTTAACATTAGAATCATCCATTGAGTACCAAATTTTGAACATTTCAAAATCGTTAGCCAAGTCAAATCCTAAGAAGAAGTTACGAGTACGGCCCAAGAACATACGGTTAGTACCGTCAAGTCCGGGAACACCTACCAATTTCACATTTCTGCCGGGGATTCTCATTTCGTAAGAATGTTCGCCGGTGGCATCAATGTGGAAGTTGTTTTTAGCAACCAAAGTATTTACCATTTTGTCAAATACCCCGGTTCCGCAGAACAATACTTGGTCAGGCTTGGTTTTCAAAGCGGTTGAACGAGCATCGCACATAGCGTAGATGATGGTATCAACATTCCCTGATGAACCCGATGTGATTCCGGTTCCGGAAGTCACCCCTCCTGTGTTTCCTGTGATAGCAGTACCGGCGGTATCAATTATCTTGATAAGGCCATTATAGCTGTTTAGGAAAGCTGATCCAGAAGTGGTATCACCTTGCCAATCACGGGTTTCGTTATGTTCTTTGATAAGAGCAATAACTTGGTCGTGGATTTCTTGTTCAAACCAAATGTTCTCGGAAGAAGCGTTGGCTCCGGCCGGTTGGTAAACTTGTGTCCACTTGGTGTTCAAATCAGGAGGGCACAAAGTGTCTTCGTATCTGATAGCACCAACAGTAATATTTCTTTGAGTTAAAGAAACATCGCCGGTAGGGTTAGGAGTACATCCGTCTGCGTGAGGAACGGCTGATACATCAATTAATTGTAACGCTTCAGAACTCTTGATACCACCTTGAGGGGTGAAGTATTTAGAGGAAGTGTTGTCGAAATGGAGAACACCGATTAACTCTTTGTTGAGTTGGTTGGTATAATCTCCTAAACTTGATAATGAGAATCCCATATTATTTATTCATAAAAAAATTTGCCATTTGAATTGCTCTCTCTCTTGAACTCACGGCTTCCCCAGGAAGTACGGGTTCGGCAGGTTGTGATGGAGCAGCCATTTCAACCTTTTTGATTTCCTCCAATAAATTAGAAACTGATGCTTTCAATTCCTCATTTACAGATTCTTTAGTGGTGATTGATTCTTGAACCGCAGCGAACTTGGCTTCGGTGTCTGCTTTGGATTGCTCCATCATAGCAGAAACTTCGGACAAGATTCCGGATTTCAAAGCTTCAAACATTTCTTGGATAGTAGGCTCGGTAGCTACGGGTTCGGTTGGCTCTTCGGGTTTAGCGAAGAACTGAACAACTGCTCCGTCTTTTACTTCTACGATTTTTCCATTCTCTAACTCAAAAGTCCCATCGGAAAGAGCAGATTCGCCCTCTGTTCCAATAGCAAACATTTTGGTTCCTTCGGCTAATTCGCCGGAATACTTAATAGGAGTACCGTCTTGCAAACGAGTTTCAAACGTCTTGTTCAAAAACGCAGCAGACAATTTCCTCAACTCATTAATTAACTCATTCATTGTTGAAATAGTTTTACTTTGATTTTATATTTGTATTTATTGCTGAAATTAATTCCTTTAATGCAACTGAAAGTTCATCCTCAGAGAACTGAACCGGTCGGGTCCCAAACAACCCCTCAATAGAGAATCCTTTGAATAAACCACGCTTAACGTAGTTGTTCCAAACATCCTCATTATCCACTTTGTAGAAAGCAAACCACGATCCGTCTTTCATAGCCTCAAATCCGGTTGGAGGATTAATTCCAAGGCTTCTATTGATAATAAATGACTGATACATAAACACTCCTTCAGGTAAATAGTCGGAAGAGTGTTGCATAGTTACATTGGACTGAAATCCGTTCTTGTGGAACCTTTGTACTACTTGCTCTATTGTTGCCGGGGTTATAAAGGCATTGTAAAGCCCTTGCCCTCCCGCTTGTTGGATTGGGGTATCTGCCAACAAAACCGGCCCGGCGATTATTCTCTTTTCTTCGGATATTGTAGAGAATTTAAAAATATCGGGTTGTGCCATAGCCACCCAATTCATAGCGATTGCAGGTTTATCAACGAGTGATACGGCAAATACTCCGCTATCATCATCCGTTAAAACCAATTCTACATCATTGTTTCCCATACGGTTTTATAATATGTTTTAATCTACGAGTTTGTATTTATTTAACTATCTGAACCCTTCTATTGCGTGAATCCTCTTTATCCATAGCATCCCTGATGTCTGATTGGGTAACGAAAACCTTTATCTTTCCTTGACCCGGTATTCCTTGTCCGGGAACTACGGGAGTTACGGCAGAGAATCCTGTTTGACCGGCTCCGAACTTATCAGGAGTTGATTTTGAAGATGAAACATCCTTTGGAGGGGTTTTGCTTTTGTACTCCGTGTTTTTGATTTGGGCAATACGAGCAAGACCGGAAGCCGTAGCGGCAGCAGCAGCGATAGCCCCAAGAACAGGCCCGGCAGGACCAACCCCCGAAAGTGCTTGGTATGACTTTTGGGCTGATAAGATTGTAGAGATAATTGTTTCAGCGATTGCAAAAACCTTCCCTCTCTCAAAGTTCCTTTTGTTCCTTTCTTCATCCCCTGTATCAAAAGTTGCGTACAAGTCTGCAATACCTCCAAGTAAGCTACCGACAAGTTCTAACCTTAACTCGGTAGAATCCTTTAAATCGCCCTCCGCATTCTCGTTGCCTTTTTTCTCAATCTCACGAATCTTTTCTATTTTCTTCGCAACAAGTTTAGCTTGTAGTTCAGAGTTACCGGCAACTAATTCTGTCGCTTTATCAAAGGTCTTAATGACCTTCTTAATCTTCTTTTCTTCTTCAGTCAATAGCAAGTCCTCGGCATCATCAGCATCATCATCGGCATCATCCGCTTGTTTTCTGCGTAGCTTGTTAAGTTCCTCGTTCTTCTTTTTGGTTATAGCTATTGCTTGAGCAGATTCAGCCCCATAAAACTCTATGGCTTTCTTTAACTGCTCGTCATAGAATTTAGCCAAATCATCTAACTCCTTCTCTTGCTCATTTAACAAGAAAACTCTAACCTCTTCACGGGCTTTCTTTACAATATCTTTATGCTTTTCCTCAAGTCTTGCAATCGCCCTGTTTTTCTCTTCTTCAAGGTCATTTATTTGAGGAATATACCTTTTGCCATACTTCTTTAATTCATCTATTAAATCATCGTATTTCTTTTGGGTGGACCTGATTTCTCTACTGTCGGCATCCTCAATAGCAGATTGAATTTTGTCGAAAAATGCAAGTCTTTCTTTTAGTAACTGCTCCGCAGATTTTTCTTTTGGCCCCTTCTTCTCTTTAGGGTTTAAAACTTCGTTTAAAGCCTTGAGCCTTTCTTCACTTGCCTTTAACTGCCCTTGCAGCCTTGCTTGTTCGTTGGTAGCAACCTGAACACTCTTTGTCACATTCTCAAAGCCTACTCCGGAGGCAAGAAGCGCCGGGTCCAAGTTATTAAACCCCTCTGAAACTCTTGATAGTTCTTGGTCAGCTAATTTGAGTGCATCCTTTAATGCATCTATTTCTTTCGGCAAATCGGAAAACTCTTGAAGAAGTTGCTCCTTTGTTAGCCGGTTAATATCTGTCTGTAACTCCTTTTGGATTTTCAACTCGTCATTAAAAATCTTATTTGCAGCAGCAACCCCTTCTAATGCCTCCTTTTGCTCTTTGGTTAATTTTGCAGCCTCCTTAGCTTCCCTGTTGGCTTTCTCTTGAGCCATTTGCTTTCCTTGTAATGCAGCGATAACAGAGTTTATGACAACGATTAACCCAAGTGGGCCTTTGAAAGCCCCTGACAAGGCCGTCATAGCGTTCTTAAACCCTCCTGCTTGAATAGTTAGAGAAACAAATAACTGGCTTAATTGTGTTAAGTTGTTCGCAATACCCTTTAATCCAAAAGGTAAATCCGCAGCCACTTGAGAGATAGCAATAACATTCGCCCCGGCAAGAGCGGCTGAGTTCTTCACGGAATCAAAACCATCTGTAAGAACCTTGGTCCCGGCTTTCGCCCTTATAGATGCAGCATTGACTTTATCTACTTCAAATCCTAACGATTGTAACTCTTTTGTTGTGGCAACCGCAGCTTCTTGTAGGTTCTTTATTACAACAGGGTCCGTTGCAGTAGAAAGTTGTTTTTGTATTACAGTAAGGAGGTTGTTTAACTCCTTTACTTGCTCTAATTTATCTACATCAATATTGAGCCTTAATGCTAACTCTTTTAGTTGCTTATTTGCCATTTCTTAAAATCTTATTATTCTATAACACAAAAACAAAGTCAAAACACTATTATCCCCATCCACCGTTGAATTGTCAATCGTAACCTCAAGTCCATCCGTAAAATCAGGCTCCGTAGTGGCGGTGGCTTGGTAAGGTTTATCTATTATCCTGAGTTCCCCTCTAAGCCCCGTAGTTTCTGCCAACATACCTGATGGAGTTTCTGCCAATACGGTCCCGGAAGTTGTGGCAACTTGAATCTTTCTCGTAGTAGGGTTAAATGCAGTTCCTCCGTGAGTGAAATCAAACCACCCTCTTGTTATCTCGTAATAGTGGTCATCAAGGAGTTCCGATAAAAGCGTGAGATTGTTTGATGAAAGTCCGGCAATATCCGTAATCTCTATCGCTGCAATCTTCTCCATATAAAGGTCATTAACTACGGCCTCTTCACCGGAACTTAAATCCCACCCTTGCCCGTTCATAACTATCCCTTGACCGGAAGTCATCAAGTTCTCCTGTCCTATTGCCATACTGCTATCACCGGAGATTACATTATTACTTCCCATAACGAGAACTCCGTCAGATTGCCCGGAAACATTCCCATCTCCCATAAGGAATCCGTCATTTCCTTGCCTAACATTCCCCCCCGGAAGTCCTTGCCCAAGCAATTTAGGAGTAGTAGTTCCATCGCCAAATCCTCCACTACCCGATGTGACAACTTTTGTCGTATAGGTAAAGGGAATCTTCTTCTTTAATTTTAAGAATCGGCAGATAATCGAATCTTTATTGGCAATATCGTAATCCTCCACCTCATACAAAACAAACACCGAATTTTCAATGGTGTAAATCTTGTCAAATCTCATTTTGAAGTAAATATCTGCCGGTAAGACAAAACTTGCCTCATAGACCTTATTGTCCTTATCGGTTATCTCTTCTATATAGTTTTTCCAATAAGTGTTGTATAGGTTGTTGTTTGTGTAAACAATTTGGTCATTTGCTCCGAATGGGGACCAAAAAACAAACTTCGGAGGGCCAAAACACAAATCAACGGTTGAGTTAAATGGATCGTCTAAATGCCCTGAATACGGGTAAACAGAACGAACCCCCACTTGAACCCCGTTTTTAAGTTGGTTCCAAGTTTCAGTAGCTTTTGTCCCTCCGTAATACAATATCCGGATGTTAGAGGCAATATTCTTTTGCTTTCCATTTTGGTCCACCGACCTGATTGACGGAATAACCCTTGTATTGTTTGCTTCGGGGATATTTATACTTGGAGTAGCAGAAAACCCTACTTCAAGCCTAAACTCTGTGGTTTTAAAGTCTTGGTTAATTTTCTTCTTTCTTTGCCCGTAAACCTCAAGCAAGGCATCCTCATAACGCTTATTGTCATAGTCTTTGTCAGGCTTATAGGTGAATATGTAAGGATTCCCCTCCAATGCCCCCGATGGAATGTACTTTATAGGCTTGTTCTTGTCTAAGAACGGGGTCATATCTATTGTTTCCCCTGTATAGAAACTATCCCTCGGCTCCATTTTCAATAGCTTTGGGTTTACCTCGTCTTGCTCAATGTAAATATTGAACATTTGGATTATCCACCCTAAAAACTCGGCTTGAGTTACCTCCTTTGGGACCGTAATGTTCATCGGTATCGTGGAATCGGTAACAATGTTTGCTTGTGGAAGATATGCCCCGGCTACGGAATCTTGCTTTAAAATAAGCTGAAATGCACTTGAATTAGTTAAAGTCTTTATCGCAGATGGGCTACTCCCTGATTTGGGGTAAAATGTGGTTACAACAGAAACAATCTGAAACTTCCCAAAAGCGAAATAAACCTCGTCACCAATAAACAAGTTAAATCCGGCAGTAGCAAAAGATAAAGAAATATCATTATTTGATAAATCCCCCGGGTTAATAGTTGGGTTGAAAATATACCCTGTAAACAACAATGATTGCAATACCGTATAATCAGTCCCTCTTTTCAAGACTACATACAAAGGCACTTGATAACCCCCGGAAGCAGATATTGAAACCCCGCCGTTATATTTAGCTTGTGTTACAAAATTCCCCCTAAAGGCATACTTGCCGTCTTTATCAACTACAAATGTGCTTGTAGATGT